TCAACAACGGCAAATGGGATTTCGAAGCATTACAAGATGAGAAATGGAGCAACATAGATTTTGGAGATATTGGCCTTGATATGGCGACATTCGAAGAGACAGCAAAATCACTCTATGCAAACAATACCCAAAACGACAATGAAGTAAACAACGATAATCCCAAAGAAGATGAAGATATAGATAAGAATGCCTTTTATCGCTCCATGCTCTCGGATTGTCTTTACGAAAGTAACAACATTTTCGAGATTCCCAATTTGCGTCTCGACATGCAAGCCGGTAAATTGCAACTGCCATTCGCTCCTTACGGCGCCGAATCACGGCAAAAGAAAGGTGTGTCCACCTATCATTTCTATGTGGACGATTATCGCTTCGAGGCGATATGGAAGGACCCCACAAAAGTACTGAATAGCGGATGCGTAGCAGCCGTAGAACCGAATTTGTCATTATTCGACACGACCCCCATAGCGTGGGGCCTGCAACAAATTTACAAGAAACGGTGGATATCCCGCTATTTTCAGGAATGCGATATTTCCGTATATGCAGACTTGAATGTCTCTCGGAAATTCTATGAATACAACCGAATGGGTATTCCTGACGGATATAATGCGTTTTTTACGCGAGGATATGCTGACCGCCTCGAATATCTGAAAGCCGAACATCAGATAGCGAAAGAGATTTCAGGTAAAGATACCCCGAACCTTATCATTTACGGAGGCGGAAAGATCGTCCAAGAGTATTGTGCAGCACACAGTCTTGTGTATGTCGAACAATTAATGTCTAATAAGCGAGACAATGGCTAAAACATCGGGAGGATTACGTGGAGGTGCTAATGCTGCCGCAAACAGATGGGCTGCTGGTATTAGCAATCCAGATATGCGAGCCGAGGCAGAAACGGCCGCAATGCTCATAGCATCCAAATTAGGGATATCTCCCGCATCTCTCCCTAAAATTATTGAGTCTCAAATAAAGTCTGGAAAGGGTGGGACCACTATTGCCAATTATAAAAGTAATGATTTTGGAGAAACTATTACTATCAACACCGACAAAAAAGCAGTAAGCGTTTATAAATCCAACAAATATGCAAGCGTAAAAGATGGATGGACATCTCAACCGAATACCGTACTTCATGAATTGTCACATGGAATACATCAGCGTTTGGTATCAGAATTAATAAGAACACCACAAGGTTATCGAAAGGCCCAACAAACTGGAAGATTAGATGCCGCAATCATCAAGAAAGGCGTGTCGAAATACGCATCTACCAATAGTGACGAGTTTCATGCAGAACTTATTTCTGGCATTTTAAGCGGCAAGCGTTATTCCAAACAGATTTTAGATGACTCCATATTAGCAGCAAGCAGTAATCGTATTGCAAAAAGATTATATAAAATGGGATTAAAGCGATAAAACAAGTTGTAAACAAGTTCAATGAATAAGGATATTGGAAAATATGGGAATAAGTTTTCAAGTACTAACCAGCCCCAAAATAGAGGTCGGAAACCTTCTCTGTATAATCATATATTAAAACTGCTCGGCACGGAGGCCAAAGCAGAATTGAGCAAAGAAGATTATTTCAAACTGATCCAATTCCTATTAGAGCAGCCCCTCGATAACCTCAAAAAGCTCGCCGACAGCAAGAATACACCAATTTGGATTGTCGGTGTGGTTCGGGCAGTCGTTAAAGATGCCAATGCTGGACGTACCACGACCCTCGATTCTCTATTCGATCGTCTGTTCGGTAAAGCGTCGCAACCTCTGACAGGAAAGGACGGCCACCCTATTGAGATCAACACCTCCGTAGACTATTCCGGATTATCCGATGCCGACCTGCTCGCAGCCCACGCATTAATCCGTAAAGCGATCCATGGCAAATCCGATAAATAAACTTATCGCGGATCGTGTTCAGATCGAATGCGAAATGTTCCGGCGGGGAATCTTCGGCTTCATCACCCGGTCGGAACACGGGCATCATGCCAAGCAGGAGGAGGCCCTGCGCATTCTTACCGACGACACCCACACGGAATTCCTATACGGCGGAGCCGCCGGAGGTGCGAAATCGTGGACCGGCTGCACATGGCTGGCATTCATGTCGCTGTGCTACCCGGGGACGAAATGGTTCATCGGCCGCGAAGAGTTGAAACGCCTGCGGGAATCGACGCTTATCACCTTTTTCAAGGTCTGCGCACAATACGGCATCGTGCGTAACCAGGATTTCAAATACAACGGGCAGGATCACTACATTCAGTTTACCAACGGCAGCCGCATCGACCTGCTCGATCTGCGTTATCTTCCGTCCGATCCCCTCTATGAACGCTACGGTTCGGTGGAATACACCGGAGGATGGATCGAGGAGGGCGGCGAAGTGAACTTCGGAGCCTACGACACACTCAAAACCCGCATCGGGCGTCACCTGAACGACAAATACGGAATCCTGCGCAAACTGTTCATCTCGTGTAACCCGAAAAAGAACTGGATGCACTCGACATTCTACAAACCGGCGAAGGCCGGGACGCTCCCGCCCTACCGAATATACCTCGCCGCACTCGTCCAGGACAACCCGTTCATCGAAAAGGATTATATCGAAGCGCTGAAATCCACGACCGATAAGGTCAAGAAAGAACGGTTGCTGAAGGGAAACTGGGATTACGACGACAATCCGAATGCCCTATGCTCGCATGACGACATCCGCGAGATATTCTATCCGAAAATCCATGCCCGCACCGGCATCAAATACATCACGGCGGATATTGCCCGCTTCGGTTCCGACCGGGCGCGAATCCTCGTGTGGGACGGCTGGGCGATCATCGAACAAGTGTCGTTCGACCGAAGCGCCACTACGGAAATCGCCGCCTGCATCGAATCATTGGCCGCCAAACACCGCATCCCCCGCTATCGGATCATCGCCGACGAAGACGGAGTGGGCGGCGGAGTGGTCGATATGTGCCGGATCGGCGGATTCGTCAATAACTCGCAATGTCTCAACGGAGAGAATTTCTCGAACCTCCAGACGCAATGCGGATACAAGCTGGCCGACAAGATCAACTCCTTCGCCATCTCCTTCGATTGCGAATTGTCCGAGGATCAGAAAGACGAAATCACCGAGGAATTGGAACAGCTTCAGACCTGGAACGTGGACAACGACCGCAAACTGTTCCTGAAGCCCAAAGACGAGATCAAGCAGGACATCGGACGCTCCCCCGACTGGAGGGACGCGCTGCTGATGCGTGTATGGTTCGACTACAATCAAATACGCCCTCTTTCGAAAGAAGACTTAGGATTATAATATGGCAACGATCAGACAAATCACACAAGCCCTCACCAATCAATTCAACGCAGCGCTGGGCCGCAAACAGAAGCTCGTCGATCTCATACGGAACGGCGACGTGTCCCGGTTGCTGGGCAAAATGACGACACACAACGGGCAAATCGCGCAAGCCCTCAAAGAATACGACCCGACAAAACACGATGTGACGAAACGTCCGGATCGTCACCAGAAAGGCAAGCCGGACATCATCACGGCCAAACTACCCATCCCGTTTCAGAAGGTCATCAACATGCAAGCCACGGCCTTCCTGTTCGGCTCGCCCGTGCAGTTTTCCGATCTTTCGGACGTAGTAGAGGCCTCCGGACCCGACGGAGAGACCATCCGAACGAGCAAAGCCGCCGAAGCCTACGAACGATTCCTGGAGATTCTCAAAACGACGCGCTTCGATTCAAACATGCGGGAATGCAAGACCAAAGCCGGTTCCGAAACATTGTGCGCCAAACTGTACCATCTCTATCTCTCGCCCGAAGGCGAGCTTCAGGTGATGGTGAAGGTCCTCGCAAAATCGCTCGGGGACGACATCTACTATAAATTCGACGATTTCGGGCGGCTGATGCTCTTTGTCCGCCAATTCACCATACAGGACGACGAGGGGAACGACGAGATTCATTGCGACATCTATACCGCGGAAACGATCTTCCGCTGCACACGGCGTGCCGTCGGGTGGGAAGTTGTCCCGGAAAAGAATTTCATCGGGAAAATCCCGGTCCTTCTCTACATACAGGAGCGGGAGTGGGCGGACGTGCAGGCTTTGATCGAACGACGCGAAGCGATACAATGCAACGATGCCGACATGAACGACTATTTCGCCAATCCGAAAGTGGTCGGCGAAGGAATCGTGGCAGGTTCTCTCAATCCGGACGATCCGGCACAAATCATCCAGACACAGAACGGAGGCAAAGTCTACTATCTGACATACGATTCTGCCCCCGAGAACCGCAAACGCGAATGCGACACGCTCGATTCGTTCATCTACGGCATGACCTATTCCGTAAACCCCGCATCGGACGTCATCAAGGAGATGAAGATTCCGAGCGGCGTCAGCTGGGAATATATGTTCTTCTTCCCTGAGCTGAAGGCCAAGAACTACCAGGACTACTACGGAACGCTGATCGACCGGGAAATCAACGTCGTGAAAGCCATTGTCGGCGTGCTTCATCCCGAATTGAAGCTGAACGGGCAGCTCGAGGCATTAAAAATCGGCTATCAATTCTCGACACCTATGCCCGACAATGTTTCCGATACGCTCGACATCATCCGGAAGTCCATCGACGCCGGAACGATGAGCCAGGAGACCGCAGTCTATCAGAATCCGCGGATCAAAGACCCGAAAACCGAAATGGAGCGGCTGAAATCGGAAAGGGCTCAATCAACCCAATTAAACAATCAGGAGCCAAATCCGGGGATTTTTCCCGAAGGATAATCGAACGAACAGAACACAATCGCCCATATTCCACCGGCATGGATAAATTCTCCGGCTTTTATTGAATTTTTCCGCAAAAAAATTTGCACAATGTGCCGAACATGCAGATTTTTGTCGCAGAGCCTATGAAGATATAGGCCAACAGACATAGAACGAAACTACTTCCATGTAATTGTCAGGTTAGGTAGGTCTGTTGGCATCAGCCGGCAGACCTTTTTTAATGCGGATAGGAGGACTTATCCCAAACCATATAGAACGAAAGAACATGAAAGAAAAACTCCTGGCATTGCTCAAAACCAAATTCGTTGGGGTTGACGATGCAATCCTCGACCGGATCGCTACGAAGAAGGCCGAGAACGTGACGGACGAAGCTCAATTACCTGCCATTGCGGAGGGGATCGGGTTTCCGGACGTGTTACAAAGCTACGGCGACTACCGCGCAGGGGATGCTTCGCAGACCGCAGTACGCAACTACGAGAGGCGGC